GTTCAGGAAGGAATCCTCTAACATCTTTACGATATTGAGCTCCATTCGCACAAACTGCATAATCCCCATCAATCTTAACCTCCTTGTTTAAGAACCCTTCAACGCTCGCACTGGGATGTCTAGCTTCCCTGAGGGTCTCTGGACTGATGTTATACTGCATAATAAGGTGAGGATACAGACTATTGAGATCAAAACTGACCACCCAATCATACTTTCCTGGAATCGGTTCCTTGACATAAGCACCTGCGTATTTGTCGTTCTTTTGGGATCTATCTTTAGGGGGAATAACTATATTCCTCTTCTTCAAATAATTATAGATGATAGTGTCCCACATTCTAACCTGAAAGAACACATCAGCAAAGTTAACCTTGGCATCATATGCCATAGTCAATGCAAGTTCAATCAGTTTCATCTTGTCTTCCAAACGGTCAACAAGTTCAACGTCAATTATATTATATTCTACAAATTTCTGCCATCCCTGTGTATAGAAATCCTTAAAGGTATCAAACTCAGAGTGGTCTAACTTCTTCTGCCCTAGTTCCACACCAGCAATATAATCCAATCTATAAGACTCTTGTGCCTTATAAGTAAACTTCTTATACAAGTCAAGATAATCTAACTGAGTAAGACCAGCAACATCAAAATAGACATGCCTTCTACCCATAATGAATATCTCATTCTCAGTATTCATTCCCCAAGGAGATAGCATCTTCATCTGCTTCTCACCTAGAACTCTATTTAATCTCTTGGATAGGTATGGAATATCATAATACTGTATGTTCCATCCAGTTACTATATCTGGTATATTGGCATTCCAATATTCAATAAACAAACTGAGTAACTGATGCTCAGTACCACACTCAATATAATTTACATTCTTCTGCTTATTATTAAATGGTTTAACACCCCAAGTTATAATCTGTTTAGTATTATAATCTTGTATTGATATCAATAAGAGTTCCTGATCTGCAGTTTCTGGATCAGGGAAACCATTCTCAGACTTAACCTCAATATCAAGAGTAACTAATCTAATCTTAGATATGTCAAACTTAATCTCATCCTCTGGATACTTATCAGATATGTATTGTGACACATACCTATCATTACCATAGATTTTAAATCCTTCTACATCTTGATACTTCTTATAAAACTCTCTACAATCACGAACAAAACCAGGTTGAATAGCTTCAACCTTCTCACCTTCTAAGGTTCTATACTTAGATTCTTTTTGAGTAGGGACAAATAAAGTAGGATTATAATCATCCCTGAATTGAACATGCTCACCATTATCATAACCACGAACTAGGAACTTGTTCCCAATCAATTGCACATTAGTATAGAATCTCATTTAATCAAGTTTTGATATTTCTCTAAGAGTGTAGGTTTAGCTTCAACTAATGTAAGTATCTTATCAGAACAAATCATAAATTCATTATCATTAGTAACATCTATTAACCAAGGAGATAAAGTATCATTCTCCCCTAATATAAATGGTTCAATTAATTTACAATTAGGATCTCCAATATCAAGAGGAGCAACTTCCTCAATCTGACTTATCAGTATCTGTTTGTTCGTCAACACTAACACCTTGACTTGTTCCATACCTTAATACCTCCTTTTTGTACATTTCAGTAATTTTATCAATTGGTTCCACTATAGTAACGACCCAATCAGATGGAATGGGAATCTTTTCTTGTTTAGTCAAAGGACACCAAGGAAAGAGTTTAAGTTGATAAGTATCCTTATCTTCATCATCAACTTTCAATGCTTTACTATTTAAGGATACACCACAAGGTCTATTAAGATAGTACCCAACTACCTTAGTATCATCTCCTTCCCCCACTAACATCTCTTTTATATCAGCAACTATATCTTCTCCTGATTTTAGAATAGCAAGTTTTACAGTCATAACACAATAATTCCTCCTATGATTCTAACACAATTTCTCCAATCTGCCAACAATCAATACCTTCATCTCTAATAACATCCATAGCAAATTCTGCTCTATTAGCAGGAACCACTACACAATATCCTATACCAAGATTAAATACTCTCTTCATTTCTTCCTCATCCATATTACCCTGCCTTTGAATTTCTAAGAAAATCTCAGGAACACTCCAAGCATTCCAATCTATATTAACTTTTAGTCCTTCTGGTAAGCATCTAGGTAAGTTCTCTGGAATACCACCACCTGTAATATGTGCCATTCCATATACCTCATCCATCTCTGATAATAATCTTTGTATTGTATTTACATAGATTTGAGTGGGTGTAAGTAACTCAGGACGATTACAATAATTCAACTTAAGTCTACGTGCCAAATAATTAACAATACTATATCCATTACTATGAAGACCACTACTTGCTATTCCAATAACTACATCACTAGGTTTAATAGCAGATCCATCTATAATTTTCTTCTTCTCTACTATACCTGTACAGAATCCAGCAAGGTCAATTTTATTTTGAAACATTGGATGCTCTGCTGTTTCTCCACCTATTAATTCTACACCTGCTATCTCACATCCTTCAACAATACCTTGCATTATCTCAGGCAATTTATAACAAATCTTTTTAGTAGAAATATAATCTAAAAAGTATAAAGGTTTAGCACCACAGGTTATTATATCATTCACACACATAGCAACAAGGTCTATACCTATAGATGTATAGTCATTAGCAGCCTCAGCAATATCAATCTTAGTTCCTACTCCATCAGTTCCAGACACTAAAACAGGTTCCTCATATCCTTGAGGAACCTGAAACATACCACCAAATCCTTTATTGGCGATTGGAATAGATTTTACAAATTCATTACCAGCATCAATATCAACCCCTGCAGTTTTATAGTCAAGTACAATACCTTCCTTTTTAAAATCAAGGGGTTCAAAATCAGTCATTAGTCACCAGCAATTTTATATACCTTTCTCTTTTGATGTTCAGGTATAATCTTGTTTAGTCTAACAGTAAGTAAACCATTTGTAAAGTCTACTTCATTGACTTCAACATCATCAGATAAAGTCCATGTTCTGGTGAATGCTCTAGAGGCTAACCCTCTATAAACATACTCATCAGTATCAGCATCTTTTTGTTTTCCCTCTACAGTAAGTTTATTAGACTCTGTAGTAACCTCAACATCTTCCTTAGAAAATCCTGCAATAGCAAGTTCTAATCTGTATCTTGTATCAGTCTCTTTAACAAGATTGTAGGGTGGATAGTTGACATCTCCTGCTTCAAAAGCATTGTCAAGTCTTCTCATCCAATCCTCTAGACCTATACTATTTCTGTGAATAGTGTCAAGGTATTTTGCTGTCTCGGGAACAGACAACGTAAGTGAATTCGGACCAAACATAATAGACCTCCGTAAGCGTCTTTAGTTAATAGTGGACCCCTAAGGCATCCATTACTAATTATACACGAAAGTCTTTTTATTCAGGTGTGGTTTCCTGTACCTTATTCTTTTTACCTATATTATACTTCTGTTCTAGTATCCAATCACCCTTATCCTTATATGAAAGAACCTTAATTTGGTTAAGAGGTGCTATATCAGAACAAGATTCTTCTTTAACAATACTAATCAATCCCCAGTCAGAGAGTAACTTAGTAATCCTATTACGTCTCTGTACATCATTAGGTGTAAGGTTAGCGTGCTTACCATCTAAAGCAAATAATTCTTTAAAGTGTACTAGGTAATATCTTCCTTGCTTATGAAGTATATGACAGCTCTGATAAAGTTTCTTTTCCTTTCTAGATGCCACTCCTATTCTGGTCAAAGTCTCACGGACTTTTAAAAAATCATCAGGTTCATTTAATAAAACCTCAACCATCATTTCAGGCGACCAGTTCACCTGTGGTTCTTGTGTAGTCATTGTGTTCCGCCAGTTTCAAGTCTTTGTTTAATAAAGTTCAATTGTTTTTTATCTAGAATTTTCAGTGCTTGAGATGCTTTCTCATTACTATAACCATAGTATTCTTTAACACATTCTAAATCCTTGACTTTATCTTTTCGGAGCCAGGGAGAAAATCTCTTCCGTTTCCTCACACTATTTAGATAAAATGAATATTGCATATCTTTATCTAAGTTATGATACCTATTCATTTCATTAGAAAACATTATAGTATCAATAAAACCTGATAGACATCTATTAATAACATAAGGAGGATAAGTCTTTATATCATGAGACAAATCTTCCTTAGTAAAATTAATAGAGTTAAGCCAATCCTTCAATTCCATAATTAAGTAGCAATAGTTCCTTTCTTTCTTTTTGATCTCTCATATACTCACCAACAGAACGCATAGTATAAGTAAGATCAAATTCAGATGCTTTCCAATCTTTAAATCTGTCCTTAACTAACTGGTCAGAATTATAACTAACCATCTGAGTTATTGAACTGTTAGAACAATCTTCAGCAAATTTATCATGATCAAACTTCTTATGCATTGATCCCTTATGTCCATAAAGATTATCCTTAATATCATAAGGAGGATCTAAGTACATAAACAATCCATCATGTATATCTGTTCTAAAACAATACTCATATGAGTACTGATTGATGTGCCAGTGCGAGATGATCTCTGAGTATTCAGGTAACTTTTCTATACCCCTCATAGAAAAATTAGAATCACTTGCTTGTGCTGAAAAAGAAGATGACTCTGTAAGACCAGAGAAACTACATTTATTTACAACATAAAAAGCAACTGCTCTTTCAAGATCAGTCTTTGTCTTATCATTTACTACATCCTTCATCTCTGAAAATAAACATCTTGCAGAGTCTTGATTACAATAAGTAGTTTTAATATTTTTTAATTCAGTATATAACTCATCACCAAACATCTGAAGATTAGACCAGAAGTTCATTAATGGTTCATACAAATCATTGACTGTAATCTTTAGGTGTGGATACATCTGACTGACATATATTGCCACACTACCACCACCTAAGAATGGTTCCCTATACTCAGTATAATCCCTAAGGTTAGGAAAGTATTGTCCCATCTTACTACAAGCCCTTGACTTGCCACCTGGATACCTTAGAGGAGTTTTCAATCCCTTCTTCATAATTAATACTCCCTATGTTCCTCCATATAATGATCCCTCAATGTACCACTCATTAAAGTTTCACTAATCTCACCATTTGGTGTTGTAATTGTAGGTTCTACATGATCATTCTTCTCACCAAACTTCCTCTTAGGTAATGTTGCTTCCCATGCAGCAATCAGTATCTCCAACTCTTTTATTCTTTCTTTTGCTTGTATTATTTTATCTTTGGTGTTCATTTGAATTCACGCTCCTTTCTAAAATTAGAGTTATTCAAAGTATCAGACCATCTTAAATTGCTGATATGATTATTAGAAGGATTATCATCTTTGTGGTCAATCAAAGCAGTTTTTCTAACCCACCGCCTCCATTCTTCTGGAACATCATTCCAAGTATCCTTTAATTCTTCTGGTGGATATTCATCAATTGGTCTAAAAGTTTCCATAACAAGTCTATGAACTGGAATTGTTTTAGCTTGTTTTTTAGAACTTGTTTGCTGATATGAATAATCTTCAAAGGTTCCATTCTCAAAATACAGTCTATAATTATATGCTGTTATCTTTTTATGTCTACCCCTTTCTGGTTGAGGTTTAAGATATTTTTTCGGATTTCTCTTCCCAATCATACTACCATCCTCAAAAATAGTATAACCTTTAAGAAGTTTAAATCTATGTATTGGAGTTTTCATTTGAATTCACACTCCACCATGATTTCAGTAAGACATGCAAGCATATTTATTTCTTGATCTGCTACGAACGCAATTTGGTATTGATACTTAGCAATGATAAGAACAGCAGCAGGTATACTACCAGGGACCAAGGCTGTGTAAAGAGTATCGTAGATGCGGCGAAGTAATACCCCAGTATCATTATCCAAATTATCAACGACCCACTTACGTACTTCAGTGAAGTTTTTTGCTTTAAGGTTTTGAAGAAGGTCATTAACCGCGACATCACTAAAAGTTGCTAGAATACCACTATCTATTTTACCACCAACTGAGTATCTCTGACACTCATTTAAAACTCTTCTCCAATCTGGAAAGTGTTTATTAATAAGTTGTGCTACAACTTTCTTATCTACTTCAATCCTTTCTTGTTCCAGAATTGAGTTAAGACGCTTGAAAAAGCATGTTGCGATTTCTTGCTTTTGCTTTCCTTTAATTCC